GGTATTGCTGGAAACCTCGCCGCCTTGAGCATGGTGGAGGACAGCCACTACGTGGACGGCGTTGGCTTGCGTGTGGACAGCGCAACCTTCTGGGTGCAGAAATGAGTTTGATCTGGCGCTGCGCAGCAAAGGCTGCAAAGGATTCTCTGACTAAACGAGTACCTATAGATCAAGTACTCGCAGAGATTGGGTGGGGGGTACACCCCCAAGCAACGCGACTCGATGCCGATATGATGGCAAAGGAACTCACTATGTGGGTACAACGTAACGCAGTGGAGATACAACGAAATGATAAATCAAAAACTATTTGAAGAACTTCATGCCAAGTGCATCGTCCGCGAGGGGGGTTCAAGAATCTATCCAGAACTCTTTGCGGAACTCATCGTGCGCGAATGCGCCAAGGTGATCGACCAGCACCATGAGCCATCTTACGATGGCAAGATATTGCTGGCCCATTTCGGGATCGAGTGATGGTAAAGGCAATAGGGTTCACCCGCTTGTGCTGTGGAGATAAAGTGAAGAAACTACTGTGTTGGCTTCTTGGGCACAAGAACACAATCAGTGTGGTGTCTGATGATTGGCAGTACCTCTGTGACCGCTGTGAACTGTGTAAACAAAACTTGCCGAAGGGGTATCCGTGGTAATAGGTACGTTTACGCGCTTCTGTTGGAAGTGCAACAAGAACAAGGAGGCTTTCGGTGGCCGACTTGATAAACGAAAACTGTGGCGTTGTGCAACTTGTATGGAAAAAATGACAACTATATGGAAAAAAGGCCCACCCCCAAGCCTTGGCTGGTGGCCTACCGCAGTTGGGTTGCACAGGATTCTTGGGTACAGATGGTGGGACGGCGAGTGCTGGTCATGGCCCGCCTTTATGCACGAGTCGGCTGAGAAAGCCGCTCACTGGGCAAGAAAGAAAGAAACGCTGTACGTAGATATCGAGTGGGCAGACCGCTCTAAAGATTGGCCTGAGAGGAGCAGGACATGACGAGCGCATGGGATTGAGTAACTTTAGGAGAATTATCAATGAACCATAAACACCCAAGAACGCTAACCGAAGCGTTCGGCCCTTACACCAGCGACCGCATTGACGAAGACCCAGACCCCGCTGAAACGTGGATGTTCTGGTTGGCCGTGAGCGTGACCGTACTACTCGTTACTCTGATTGTGTGGTTGATGCTATGCCGGTCTTTTGCACTGACGTGATCAAATGTCCTGAGTGTGGGCGGCACGCCAAAGTTAAGGAGTCGCGCCCACGCTCGTGGGGACGATACCGAAGGTTTGAGTGCCAATCAGGACATCGATGGAGCGTTCAAGAGCGCAAACCGCTGACGGATGAGTTGTGTAAAACTGAAAGGAAATAATATGGAATGGCGTAAGGCTACGCCGCCTGACGTGACAGTGCGCAAGGTACTGAGAGAAGAGATTCTCCCCGAAGATCAAGGCGCTGCAATTAAAGCGGTGAAGCTCTTTGATGTACGACTGGCGGATGGAACAACAGAACTGCTCCGATGGACAACTGCGATGGGCGTACACGAGGTGAACAATGACAACATATACCGTGTGAGTGTCTTTTCCGATGGGGTAGATATCGTATGTTTTGGTCTTGCAAGCATTGACTCAGACATCAGCGGCCACTATGATCGGACGGACGATCTACCCGAATGGGTAAAGGAACGTCTTGCCGTGTTAATGATCACGAGTGGTACACCACCGACACAAGAAGTGGTGGGTATAGGCCGTCGAATATCAAGTAATGTCTATTGGGTGTACGCACCTGAGACCACATCTTGATGCGTTGGTACGTGCGCTTCACGTACCGTGTTAGGGACTCCCTAACAAACTAACTTAAAGGAAACGAAGATGAACAAGCAGATAAATACCACACAGCGCATTCGGTCTTTGATCAACAAGGGCTACAACAACAAGGACATCATCGCCAAGTTGGAGTGCAAGCCGCAAACCGTGTACACCATCCGATACCAACTCAACAAGGAGCGTGGCCTTGGGTCTATCGGTGCGCTGCCGAAACCTACGGACGGCATCGGTGTGCCGCCCAAGCGCAAGTACACGCGCAGGATCAAGGCAGGAGAACTGGCATCACCGCCGACCATGCCCCACTTTACGCCCTCCCCGAGCACCACGGTCAAGCCTACCCTGTGGCAACGTATTAAGGGGTGGTTCGGTGGCTGATACGCCAGAAGTCAAGGTCAAGAAGAAGGTCGTGGCAATCCTCAAGGAACTCCACGCCTATTACTTCTACCCCGTCACTGGCGGGTACGGCGGCAGTGGTGTGCCCGACATCGTTGGGTGCTACCACGGCAAGTTTTTTGGCATCGAGTGCAAGGCTGGCAATAACAAGCCAACACCGTTGCAGCAGAAGAACCTCGCAGCTATCGCTGCTATGGGTGGCATGTCACTCGTTGTGAACGAGGACAACATCGATGATGTGCGCTCCATGCTTGGAGTATGAGGAAACATTGATATGAACGCAGACGACATACAAGTTAGTGGCACACACTACAAAGACATGCCCATACAGCCATGGGCGGTGATGGAGGCGGTGCTGACCCACGAGGAATTCATCGGGTTTCTCAAAGGCAACATTATCAAGTACAGCCTACGTGCAGGGCGCAAGGACGGAAGCGATGACGGTGGCAAAGCCAAGCACTATTTGCAAAAGCTCCAAGAAGTGCGTGGGTACTAATAACATAACAGGAGAACGAAGATGGATGTGCTTGAAAGACTACGCGCTATCTGGCGCGGGACGATTGAGAGTGGTGGGGGGCACTGCCCTACGTGTGACCGTTGGGGTAAGGTGTACTCACGCCCTATCAACCGCACGATGGCAAAATCCTTAGTCTGGTTAGCGTATGCGAAGCCAGATGATAAAGGGTGGGTGGATGTTCCTACAACAGCGCCGCGATGGGTGGTGCAGTCAAACCAACTGCCAACGCTACGGTGGTGGGGGCTCATTGAGCGCAGGGACAACAACGGTAAAACCAAGACCAAGCACTCGGGACTGTGGCGGTTAACACCCGCAGGGCTTGACTTTGTGCATCACGGCGTACGCATACCCAAGAACGTGTTTACATACAACGATTCGGTGCGGGGGTATGGCACCGAGACAGTCACGCTCAAAGATTGCTTCACTGACAACTTTGACTACAACGCAACCATGTCAGCACACGGCCCTTGGGGGAGCACCTAATGAATTTGATTACAGTGGATTTTGAAACGTACTACGACCGCGACTTCTCGCTGTCAAAGATCACAACTGAAGAATACGTACGCTCTGACCTCTTTGAAGTCATTGGCGTATCTGTAAAAGTTAACAACCAAGAAACGGAGTGGGCAAGTGGAACACATCAACAAATCAAACGATGGCTTCAGAGCAATTTTGAATGGGAACGGAGTTTTGTCTTGGCACACAACACCCTTTTTGACGGGGCTATCTTGTCTTGGCGTTTCGATATTAGTCCTCGGGGTTGGCTTGACACTCTGTGCATGGGCCGTGCCCTTCACGGCGTGGAAGTTGGGGGTTCGCTTAAAGCTCTTACTGAACGGTATGGGCTCGGCGAAAAAGGAACAGAAGTCGTTAACGCCCTTGGCAAACGACGACTGAATTTCAGCGACGAGGAACTCGCACGGTACGGTGACTATTGCATCAACGATGTGGAACTCACGTACAAACTCTTTACCATCTTGGTTAAGGATTTCCCCAAGCAAGAGTTGCGTGTGATTGATCAGACCCTGCGCATGTTCGTCGACCCTGTGCTTGAGTTGGACGGCGACATGTTGCAACAGCACCTCATCGGCATCAAGCAGATGAAGGAAGACCTGCTGACATCCTCGGGTGTGGACAAGGCCGAACTCATGAGCAACGAGAAGTTCGCTGAACTGCTCCGCTCGTACGGTGTTGAGCCCCCGATGAAGGCGAGCCCCGCCACGGGCAAGCAGACCTATGCGTTCGCCAAGAGCGACGAGGAATTCAAAGCCCTCGCTGACCACGATGATGTACGGGTGCAGACGCTTGTCGCCGCACGGTTGGGCACGAAGTCAACACTGGAGGAGACCCGCACTCAACGGTTCATCGATATCTCCAAGCGCGGCAACTTGCCCGTGCCGATTCGCTATTACGCCGCACACACTGGACGGTTTGGTGGGGACGACAAGATCAACATGCAGAACTTACCAAGCCGTGGCAACAACGGCAACAAGCTGAAGAAGGCGATCATTGCGCCCGAGGGCCACACCATCATCGATGCTGACTCCGCACAGATTGAAGCGCGTGTACTGGCGTGGCTGTCGGGGCAGGATGACTTGGTAACAGCTTTTGCTGAGGGCAAGGACGTGTACAAGAAGATGGCCTCGGCCATCTATGGCAAGCCTGAGTTCGAGATCACCAAGGACGAGCGGTTCGTGGGCAAGACCACAATTCTCGGCGCGGGGTACGGCATGGGTGCAGTGAAGTTTCAAACGCAACTCAAGAACATGGGCGCAACCGTGGACTTGGATGAAGCCAAGCGCATCATTGACATCTATAGACGCACCAACGACGCTGTGGTCAGGCTGTGGCGACAGGCTCAGAACTCGCTGGTGAGCATGTCAAGGGGCGAACCCGCATCGCTTGGGCGTCCGGGTGTGCTTGAAGTGGTGCCGAGTGAGACGGCCATTCGTTTGCCTTCGGGTCTTCTGATGCGCTACGACGACCTGAAGTTCGATCAGACCGACAAGGGTGTTGAGTTCCACTACAAGACACGCAAGGGTCGCACCCGTATATACGGCGGCAAGGTGATCGAGAACGTGTGCCAAGCCATCGCCCGGTGCATCATCGCTGAGCAGATGCTCAAGATCGGTAAGCGGTACAACGTCGTGCTGACTGTGCATGACGCGATTGCTGTGTGCGTACCGGACGCCGAGGTAGTTGTCGCTACACAGTATGTCGAGGAGTGCATGCGGTGGGTGCCTGAGTGGGCGACCGGCCTACCCGTGAACTGTGAGTCGGGTAGCGGCAAATCTTATGGGGACTGCTGATGATACAAATTCCCGCATGGTCGTTCTCGTCCATCAAGACGTTCGAGAATTGCCCAAAGAAGTTCTACCACTTGAAGGTCGCCAAGGACTTTCAGGAAGATCAAGGTGCTGAGCACCTGACTTACGGCACCGCCTTTCACGAGGCGGCTGAGTTCTACATACGCGACGACACGCCTCTACCCCCGCAGTTTGCGTACGCTAAGAGTTCACTGGACAACCTCAAGCACCGCGCTGGCCAGAAGCTGTGCGAGTACGAGATGGGGCTGACCGCCGACTTGGAGCCGTGTGAATTCAAAGACCCGAACGTATGGTGGCGTGGCATTGCTGACCTGATCATCCTTGAGGATGATGGCACTGCACGGGTGGTGGACTACAAGACAAGTAAGAGCGCCAAGTACGCCGACACCGGGCAGCTTGAGTTGATGGCACTTGCCGTGTTCAAGCACTTCCCCGAGGTCAAGCGTGTCAAGGCGGGATTACTGTTTGTCATCGCCAAGCAGTTCCCCAAGGTAAGTTACGACAAGACCGACGAACCCAAGCTGTGGGAGAAGTGGCTACGCGACCATGGCCGCATGAAAAGAGCGTACGAGACAAACGTGTGGAACCCCCGCCCCTCTGGCCTTTGCAAACGGCACTGCGTTGTTTTATCATGCCCGCACAACGGAAGGAATGATTAAATGCCGTATACCAAGTCCCCACGCCCGTACAAAGCCGAGTACCAAAAGCAGAAGGAACGGGGCGAACACCCCGACCGTATGGAACGCCAACGCGCTAGGCGAAAAGTTGATGCCAGTTCCCCCGATGAGAACGGCAACGGCAAGGCCGACAAGCGTGAAGGCAAGGACATCGACCACGTAAAAATGTTATCCAAAGGTGGGTCAAACAAGGACGGTCTGCGCATCGTTGCCCCTTCCAAGAACCGTGCCCGTAACGGCCACAGCCCAAAAGAAAAAGGCGGGAAGAAACCCGCTTGACGCGCATTGCGTGCTCGGTTAGATTAGAACTTCGACGGTGACGAGGGCGAGTGGGACACCCACTTCGCTCCGCTACGCCGTTTGCGCTGGGGAACGAATTGGAAATCATTGATAACAAGGCACTGTTGTTGACGCTGCGTAACCCGCATCGCGTCACCACAGTCATTCCTAAAAGTAGGGAACTCCCTAACAACCAAGTGTTGGTGCACTGGGGGTTAGATGAGGCGCAAGTTCTCAAGAATCTGCGCGTAAAAAACGTGCCGTCACCCATCATGGGGCGCTACGACTGGCCCGGTCAGTTCAGACCGTTTGACCATCAGAAGACAACAGCCGCATTCCTCACCATGAACCGCCGTGCGTTCTGCCTCAACGAGCAGGGCACGGGCAAGACGGGCTCGGTCATTTGGGCGGCGGACTATCTTCTCAAGCAGAAACGCATTCGCAGGGTGCTGGTGATCTGCCCCCTGTCCATCATGGACTCAGCGTGGAGAGCAGACCTGTTCAAATTCGCCATGCACCGCTCTGTTGACATCGCATACGGTGCCAAGGAAAAACGCAAGGCCGTCGTCAACGGTACCGCCGAGTTCGTGATCATCAATTACGACGGCGTGGAAATTGTCGCCGAGGACATCGCCAACGGTGGGTTCGATTTGATTGTGATCGACGAGGCCAATGCATACAAGAACGTGCAGACCAAACGGTGGAAGGTGCTCAACTCACTGGTCAAGCACGACACGTGGCTCTGGATGATGACAGGCACCCCCGCCGCTCAGTCTCCCCTCGATGCGTATGGCTTGGCCAAGCTCGTCAACCCACAGGGCGTTCCCAAGTTCTTCACCACTTTCCGCGACATGGTGATGATCAAGCTCAACAACTTTCGTTGGCTTGCCAAAGAGAACGCCACGCAGACTGTGTACGAGTGCTTGCAACCTGCCATCCGATACACCAAGGAAGAATGCCTCGACTTGCCCGAGATGACGTACGTCAAGCGCCGTGTCGAATTGACCAAGCAACAGGAACGCTACTACGGCATGCTCAAGAGCCGCATGGTCATCCAAGCCGCAGGGGAAGAAATCACGTCGGTCAACGCCGCAGTGAACATGTCCAAGCTCCTGCAAATATCTTGTGGTGCGGTGTACTCCGACTCAGGCGAGACCTTGGAGTTTGACATCAAGAACCGCTACAACGTGCTCACCGAGGTGATTGACGAGTCCAGTCAGAAGGTGCTCGTGTTCGTGCCGTTCAAGCATGTGATCAGCATCCTCACCGACAAGCTCAATGCCGACGGCTACACGACCGAGGTGATCAGCGGGAACGTGCCCGTGCACAAACGCACCGACATCTTCAACCGTTTCCAAACCGAACCCAACGGCACCAAGGTGCTGGTCATCCAGCCTCAGTCAGCCGCCCACGGCGTGACCCTCACAGCGGCCAATACCGTGGTGTGGTGGGGGCCGACATCCAGCCTTGAGACCTACGCCCAAGCCAACGCTCGTGTCCACCGCTCGGGCCAACGCCACCCCTCTACAGTGGTACAACTGGTGGGGTCAGGTGTAGAAAGACACGTTTACAACTTACTAGACAATAAAATTGACGTTCACTCAAAAATAGTTGATCTTTACAAAGAAATACTTGAATAAGGCGGGAAACATCACTACAATAGAAAGCCTCACAACTACAACTGGAGAACGAAGTGTCAGAAGAGCCCATTCCTGCCATCGCCCCCGAGACGCTGGTTAAGGTTTACCTCAAGATGAAGGCCAAGCACGACGAGATGCGTGTCGCCTACGAGATCGAAGAAAAGAAGCTGTCCACTCAGATGAGCAAGGTGAAGTCTGCGCTATTGGCGTTCTGTAAAGACCAGAACGTGGACAGTGTGCGGACAGGTGAAGGCTTGTTCTATCGCACTACCAAGGTGGACTACTGGACAAACGATTGGGAGTCCATGCACAAGTTTATCGTCGAGCACAACGCGCCGCATTTACTGCATCAGCGCATACATCAAACCAACCTCAAAGAGTTCCTTGAGGCTAACCCTGAATTGCTACCACCGGGACTCAACGTGGACAGCGAATACACCATAACCGTACGGAGAAAGTGATGAGCGAACCTTTTGTGCCAATCGAAGACTTGGCCAAGCACTTCACGGTTTCGGTATCGACCGTTCGCGCATGGGTGCGACAGGGCCATATCCCCAAGGACACGTATCTGAAGATCGGTAACACATACCGCTTCAACGTCTCCAAGGTGGTGGACGCCCTGTCAAACACACCCAAGGACGAGCCGGAAGTACTAAAAACTGAAGCATCTGTGACAACCACAGCCCCTGCGCCGGTTCAACTCGAACTGGCTTTTGACGACCTTAACGAAGACATGTAACTGGAGAACGAAGATGAGTAACGAAATGACCCTGTTTGGCAAACCCAACACCGCCACCGTCGCCCTGCTGCGTGGTATCGAAGACAACCTGACAAGCACCCTCGCAGGTGGTGGCAGCGGCAACAAGCGCATCAGCATTGAAGGCGGTGCGTTCCGCGAGTTCGTCGGCGGCAAAGAAGTGCGTGTGAGCGAAGAACGCTCCATGAAGATCATCCTGATCAACGCCGCACCTGTGTCCCGCATGTTCTTTGAAGGCACCTACGTCAAGGGTCAGAAGACCAAGCCTACGTGCTGGTCAAGCGACACACAAAGCCCCGACAAGGCCGTGCCTGAAGACCAACGCCAAGCCAAGTTTTGCAAGGACTGCAAGCAACACATCAAGGGTTCTGGTCAAGGCGATACACGCGCTTGCCGATTCCAGCAACGCATCGCTGTAGCGCTCGACGGCGACTTGCACAACGAGTCCGTGTATCAAGTCACACTGCCATCGACATCTGTGTTCGGTGACGCAGAAGGTAAGAAGATGCCGCTGCAAGCCTACGGTCGCCACCTCAAGGCGTACAACACCCCCGCGATTTCTATCGTGACCGAGATGCGTTTCGACATCGACAGCGCCACCCCCAAGCTGGTGTTCAGCCCTGTTCGTGCATTGGAAGAAGAGGAACTCAAGGCCGCAGTGAAGTTGCAGAGCCACCCTGACACCATTAAGGCGATCACCATGAACGTGTCGCAGATGGATGGCGTGATCCCCGCGCCGAAGGATAAGTTGCCAATGGGCGATCTGATGAAGGAAGAAGACGCACCTGCCTACGAGAAGATTGCAACGAAGGCCGCAACGAAAGCTGAGAAGGTTGAAGCTGAAGAAGTGGACGAGCCGATCAAGGTGACCAAGAAGTCTGCGCCTACCGCTGAGCCGAAGTCTGAGTTGAGCGACATCGTTGGAGACTGGGACGACTGATTAGTTTTGGGGCGGTGCCTCTGGGGGTTCCCGGGGGAGCGCACACCGCCCCGCCTTTTCAGTCATCTCATTCACTCTAACCATCGGCGGCTATGGAAACAAAAGTATTTCTGAAGTCGGTGCTGGGGGATGAAGGCTACTACTGCATATTTGCGTATCGGTCATCTGACGAACGCAAGGTGCAGAAGTTCTACGACACCCTTGATGCCGCAATCCATGCTGCTCACAATTTAGATGCTGAAGGGTATGACGCTTATTTTGCGTTGGGCACTTTTGACCAAGCAGGGTCTCGCAAAGCGCCCAACGTAAAGCAACTTAGATCATTCTTTCTTGACCTCGACTGTGGGCCAACAAAAGACTACGCGACACAGAGCGACGCTCTTGCCGCACTGCGTTCGTTTTGTAGAGGATTCAAGCTACCACGACCGACCATTGTAAATTCGGGGCGTGGCATTCACGTGTACTGGCCGCTGACCGCGCCTGTGTCGCGTGAAGAATGGGTGCGTGTTGCCGAGCAGTTCAAACGCTTGTGCACAACTCATGGTATGCGCAATGACCCCGCTGTACCAGCGGATGCGGCACGTGTGTTGCGGGTGCCCAATACGCACAACCACAAGACCGAACCTCCTACGCCTGTGGTGGTAGTGGGTGAGGCAGGTGCGCCTGTTGAGTTTGATGTGTTCCATGATCTGATGGGTGATGACACGTCAATTTTGGTGCCACCAAAGAAGTACACGCCGCACCAACAAGATGCCATGATGCAAGCCCTGTCGGGCAGTTTCGTGAGTCGGTTCAAGACCATCTTGATCAAGACCATGGCGGGAACCGGGTGCGAACAACTAAAGGAAGTTGTCAACAATCAACCGAACATTTCAGAGCCGCTGTGGAGGGCTGGGCTGTCGATTGCCAAGTTCTGTGTTGATGGCGGCAAAGCAATTCACAAGATTTCTGCCAAGCATCCCGAGTACACCCCCGAGGGCACTGAACTCAAGACTGACCTGATCAAAGGCCCGTACCTGTGCACCCGCTTTGACGAGTACCGCGCCGGGGTTTGCCGTGAGTGCAAGCATTGGGGCAAGATTAAGTCTCCCATCTCCCTCGGGCGGGAGGTCGAAGAAGCCGACGAAGCTGACAACATTGTCATTGAAAAGCCGCTGGGCGTTACGGCGGCTACGCCGATTCGGTACGTCATCCCCAAGTACCCGCACCCGTACTTTAGGGGCAAGAGTGGTGGGGTGTTCAAGCATGGCAAGAACCCAGAGGGCGAAGACAAAGATGTGCTGGTCTATTTCAACGACCTGTACGTCATACGGCGCATCAAAGACCCCGAGGCGGGTGAGTCGTTGGTGATGCGCTTGCACTTGCCCAAGGACGGAGTGCGGGAGTTCACGATGCCGTTGACAGCCGTGGGCACGAAAGATGAATTTCGCAAGCAACTTGCGTCACAGGGTGTGGCAGTCCTGAACGTACAAGAACTGATGGAGTATACGATGCGATGGGTTAACGAATTACAGTTTAATTCTGAAGCCGACGAAGCATGTCGGCAGTTTGGGTGGAAAGACGATTTGCATGAGTCGTTTGTAGTTGGCAACATGGAAGTCTTCAAAGACCGTGTTGAGGTGAGTTCACCCGCTACCGCTACCGTGGGGCTGTTCCCGATCTTCAAGACCAAGGGTACGTTGGAGAAGTGGAAGCAGACCATGGAGTTTTACAACCAGCCGAACATGGAGTTGCACCAGTTTATGTTTGGGCTGGCGCTGGGTTCTGTCCTCATGGAGTTTCAGCCGATCAACGCCGCCGCTTTTCACGCATGGAGCAAAGGTTCTGGCTTGGGCAAGACCACGGCCATGTACGCAGGTGCATCTATCTGGGGTGACCCCGACCTGTTGGTGATGCAGGAGCGCGACACCTTCAACTCGAAGATGAACCGCGCCGAGGTGTACAAGAACATCGTCTGTTACATGGACGAGATGACCAACACCAAGCCGCAAGACTTGTCGGACTGGGCTTACCAACTACCGAGCGGTCTGCAACGCAACCGCATGGGGGCAAAAGGCAACGTCGAGCGCGTACGTGGCAAGCCATGGAAGACTCTATTCGGCACAACGGGTAACACGTCAATACTGGAACGCATCGCGCTGTTCAAGGCTCTGCCACAAGCGGAAGCCCAGCGTGTGCTGGAGTATCGAGTTGAGCCTGTGAAGTTTGCCACCAAGACAGAGACCGATGTTTTTAGCACCGCCATCAAGGACAACTTTGGACATGCGGGTGTGGTCTACATCCAGTACATCCTGAACAACTTGGATGCGGTCAAAGAACTCGCCATGACAGTGCAACGCAAGTTGGACTCGGCATCGAGCCTGTCCGCTGAGAACCGCTACTGGTCTGCCTTGGCTTCACGCACTATTGCAGGTCTGATGCTGGCCAAGAAAGCTGGCCTGATCAACTGGCAGATTGCACCGATTGTGCAGTGGATTGTCAAAGTGATGGCGGACGCACGAGTTATGGTGGGTGAGATGAGCGTGGACGTTGAAGCCCAACTGACTGACTACATCGCTGAGAACTACAACAACATGCTCCGCATTACATCGACAGAAGATGCGCGGAACTCTGCTGGCGTGCTCGACAAGATTGTGGTGCCTGACAGTTCACCCCGTGGCCAGTTCGTTGCACGGTACGAGTATGACGTGAAGAAGCTGTACCTACTGATCAAGCCCCTCAAGGCGTGGTGCGGCAAGCAACAGATCAACTACGCTGGGTTCGTTGATGGGCTGAAGACAGGGGGCACCAAGGCGGTCAAGGCCAAGGTTCGGCTCGGTAAAGGCACCCACATCAACATGCCGCCAACCGATGTTTTGGTGTTGGACTGTTCAGGATTTATGACTGATGAAACTGAGCAAGTTTTGGCGACAACCGCCGCGCTGTTCGAGAAACAGGGTCAGGCTTGACGACCTTGCGCCCGATGGGGTGCGTATCGTTGTCCGTTGGGACAAGTTCCCAGTGGGTGCCTCTGTGTTCATCCCCTGCGTTAACACGCTGGAGCTTGTGCGTCAAGTGCACCAGATAACAACCATGCGGGAATGGGTCGTCCACTACCGCCCCGGCATTGAAGGTGGGCGATGGGGGGTTCGTATTTGGAGACGCTTGTGATAGTATTGCACCGTCACTTCGTTCTCCTTGAAAAAGGTTCAGCCCCCGCCGTAACAAGCGGGGGCTTTTTTATTACAGCAACCCATCGTCGTACTCAGCGGCGTTTTGCAGCAACTCGGAGCGCAACTTTTTGTTGAGCGTCACGCCGTGGTACATTTCTTGCGACGTTTTCATGTGCTGAGTCATTGAGTTTTGGATAGTCTCGGCTGTGATTGCCGCGCCGGGGTGCATTGCGTTGAACTTGAACATGTCATCCAGCGCGTCTGCCACCCCCTCGGAATCGCCGACTCGTGCCGCGATGTAGTAGTCGCGGAGCATCTTGGTACGCTCTTTGATCGCACGGCGCTCGATGTTCTTGAGCGATGCGTTGATCTCCAACTGGCGGGTGTATTCGGCAGGTGCAAAGCCAAGGAACTGTGCGCCAGCGTTGTACCCGCTGATGTCACCTGTAATGGGGTCGCCGCGCAGGGTGTTGGCACCCTCGGTTGCAAACCGAATACCCTTTAACCCGTTGGAAATACCTGCGGGGAGTATGCGCTCCAAACCGCGCTCAGTCTCACCTTCCATGATCAGCTTGACGCCTTGTTGCAGTCGGTCGGCTACGCCATAGGCTGGGCCACCCACGAGTTGCAAGAACGACAAAATTGTGTTGTCTTGCTCTTTGTACCCCGTGCCGCTGATCAGCAAGTCGGACAAGCCGATACGGTTGGCGACAGCCGTGCCAGTCAGGTAGTTGACTGCACCGTTGAACAAGCCTTCGCCAAAATACTTACGTGCAGCGGTCTCAGCGTCGTCTTCGTCATCACCCTTGAACAGGTTGTAGACAGCGGCCAAGATACCAAACATCGGCAGACCCTGCACCCCAGCCATCACGCCAGCGGAGGCGTAGATACCCACGATCTGGCGCATGGCGGCGTCACGGACTTTCTTGTCCTCAGACTTCATGGCTTCACGGGCCATCTTGAACATCATGTAGTACATGGTGACACCGTACCGTTTGTACATGAACATGATCTTGCCGATGGAGTTCTTTGCCAGCAGGGGCGCACTACCTGCGGACGCGCCACCGTTCATGGTTTCGGCGATCTCCACGGCTCGCTTGGCCGCTTCGGTGCGTGCGGCGGCGTCAACCTTCTTGCCTTCCTTGGCCATGCGCCCAAGCTCAAGCTCGTAGGAAGCGATCAAGGAAATCTGGCGGTTCATGCGCTCGCCGTGGTGGAAGATGAACCCTGAGTATGCGTTGATGCGGTCGAGCGGAGATGACTTCTCGTTCATATCGAGCATGTCGCTTGTCATCGAGCGGTCGAGCAGGCCGTACTTGTCGGCAATCTCTGACAACTCTTTGAGGCGCTTGACTTCCGGTGGGGTGTCCTTGGCATCAAAGTCGTAGTTGTCCAACGAGAAGCCACCTGTTTGTTCGATGGTCTCTTTACCGTCAGCGGTGGGCACCGTCATCTTGACCATACGCTTGCGCCCACTACCCATGAATACCTTGGTTGCAGACCCGATGGCTTTCATGGTTTCGGGGTAGCCGTACTTACCGCCGAGGTAAGGTGCCATCACCAACGGCACCTGCGACATGTTGACCACAGCGGACGACACGTTAAAGCCCAGCGTCCAACCAAAAGCCAACGAAGACACGGCCTTAGACCAAGGTGCAATGTTAGGGCTGACCAGCGTCTCAATGTGATTGTTCAACTCGTCAGCTACGAGGCGGGTCTGCTCGTCGCCCTTCTTCTTGGCGTGCTCGTCGATCTCATCGCGCAGCTTGTATGCCTTGGCGCTGTACTCCATATTTGGCAACTGATGGGCCATGCTCATAGAGCGTGAATAGAACGCGCCCGTTGCGTTGAAGCTGAAGCCGGGGGTGTTTTTACGAGCGCGGAACGCTTGAGCGAACGACGACTCAGGCAGCGTTGACAAGAACGTCCGCATGATCTCGTCGGTCACTTCTGGATCGACTTTGTTGGCTTCGAGTGTTCGCAAGATAGAGTTCACGAACGAGGTTGAAGGTGCGTCCTTGTACGTGCGCTTGGAGCCACCTTTGAACCGCTGCACGTTCTTGGCCTCACCAACGCTCTCCAGTTCTTTGACCGCACGTTCACGCGCAACCGAGGTCTCGTAGTGCTCGACGTAGTGCTCACCCTTGAGGTCATACGACAAGCGGAAGTCGCCCGAACGTGTCAGCGGAAAGTACGGCTCGATCTTTCCCTTGGTGGCAAGGCGCTGATAAATCTCAGTGCGCAGCTTCTTGGCATCTTCCTTGTTCTCCACGGAGTCGTCGATGCGCTTCATCAACAAGTCAAGCAAGTCGTCGTACGTTTTCTTGTACGTGTCGCGCATCTGTTTGTAGACGCTCTGGCCTTCAGAGCCAAGTTTGTTCCACTGAGGTTGCAACTCATCCCAAATTTTTTGCTTGTCTGCACCGCTATCGGATTGCTTGCCTTTGTAGTCGGCGCGAGACTTGGATGGATCAACCTGCTCCAGCGTACTGGTAGCAATGACATCGTTCAGGATGACTTCTTTCTCGGGGTTGCCTTTCACCCAGTTCTGGATGCGTGACATGGTGGCGTTGGTCTCACGCATGCGTTTGTCTTTTGCACCGTTCCACAGCCGCTCCAACTCGTTGAGCTTGGACGCCATGGGAACATCTTTGGTGGCGACTTCGGTCAGCACGTTCAGCGGCAAGCTACGCAAGATGATTTTCTTGACGGTCTGCGGGGCGTTACGCACCATGTCGTATATCCGTGCAATCGTGTCGGTACCCATCACCGGCATAGACAGGATTCGGTCGTCCAAGGCTTTGAAGATTTGGGAACCGTTGCCCAGCAAGGAGGCCGAATACAACGAGCCAGCATCTCGGGAGTCAGGTGCAGGCGACAAGATGGTATTGATCAGAGAGTCCGAAGCGTCGAGCGCAGTGCCCATGCCCTTGGTACCCTCGCCCATGATCGACCGCACAAAGTTGCGAATAGCGTGCGTGAACCGTTGCCATGCAGTGATCGCCTCACCCTTGGGGTTGATCGCGGCCAGCTTCTGCTGAAACTCTGGGTTGCTGAAAGATTCAGCAACGAACTCGTCCAAAGACTGTGCGCCGTATGCTGTGTCCAGCGAGTCCTTGACGTTGTTGTAAAGCTCTGTAAGTTGTTTGGTTACAGGGTGTGACTTGTTTTCTATCACATGTGATGTAGCGGCATGTACCGCTTCATGTAATAGCACGTGAATGTTCAAGCCTTCTTCCGCGTCTAGCTTGATGGTGTCTGTCTTGGGGTCGTACAGGCCAGCAACCGGAACGTCCTCGGCGTTGAGAAGCATGGGCTCCAGTTCAACCTTGGTATTGCCGATTGCGTCAGCCAACTTCTTGGCGACTTCGGATGCACGGCCAAGGTTCTGCGAAGCCAGCATGGTCAGGGCACCGCGCAGGTCACCAGCTTTCAGCGCCTTGCGGATGGCAGGATGCAGAGGCAGCGCCAGCACGACCGCATCGCGGGATAGGTTCAGTTTGCCTCCATCCATTTGCTCTTTGGTGGCACGGGCGATTTCTTGCTGCACGTTAAACTGCGCCGAGCCTCGACGCACCTCGGCCTCGGAACGGCCAAAGTAGTCCTCCATCTTTCGGGCGAGTGCCTTTTGATCTGCCGCCGACAACGACTCGTAAAACGCCTTGGCATACTTGCCGCCGCTCAGAGGGACGATTGAGGTTGTGCTTTCGCGGCCAAACGCAACTTCGCCGGGGAGATTACCTTGTCGCAACTGAGCGTTAATATCGTTGAGCACATCAACACGGGTTAGCAGCTTGAACTTCTCGAACATGGCCACGTACATGTCATAGGCCAGATAGTCGAGCGCGTCTGACCGGCTCTCAGCTTCCATCACTTGGCCGTATGCACCGAATGAAGCGGAGGGCTTAGCCTTCTTAGGCTTCTCGGTCTCGGCCTTGGTCTCGGCCTTGGTCTCGGCCTTGGATTCCGTACCCCCCTTTGGCTCAGTCTTCAGTGCACCTGACTCCACGCCTGCTCGACTTCCAGCTTCGCCAGCAGGTCTCCCACGATCTCCCAGTCCACCGGGTTTAGGTGCTTCAGTGCGCTCGGTATCAGCAGGGGTTCCAGCGCGTTCGTCCTTTCGACCGCTACCTTTGCGATCTTCAGCGCGAGTTCCAGTTCCTCCAGCGACATCTCCTGCGTTGTTATTACGTCCTCGTTCACCTGCTGGTTTGGCGGAGGGTTTCGTAGCGTCGGCATCTTTCTTACCTTCCTTGGTAGTTTTGGTTGGCTTCGCGGGTACGAACATGTCGCCTTGCTTGGCCAGACCGCCAAACGCTTGCATCGCCAAGTTCTCGACCGCATCCTTGGTAGACGTAGACAGGTTGGGATTGGTGCGAATGCGCCCAAAGATGTTGGCGACAACAGGCTGCTGCGCAGTGTCGGTCATGTCCATGTTGAGCAACTGCTTGTAGAACCCAGACTGCTTGGGCAGGCCAGCAGTAGCCAGCACCTCGGGTGTCAGCACCGTAGCGAACGGCTTTTCTTGGGCCGCAATCTCCTCCTCGGAGAAGGCTTGGGGCGCGGCACCCTTCGGCTTACCCATGCCGGGGAGGCCCATCTGCTCGGGTTCACGCTGGGACTTCTTCTCAGGAATGAGCGACTCAATGGATTGCAGTTCTTCTTCCTGCGCCTCGGGCGGCTGCACAACGTCAGCTTCGGCCACGGGCTCCTCGGCCAGACGGATGTCATAGGCACGATTGATGAGGTTGCGTTCGCGGTCGGTCAGGTTTGCGTTGGTGATGCCCTCACGCTTGAGCGCCTGCACAAACACTTTGGGGATGTTCTTGACGTTGGATTCGACGATGGGCAGCAACAACTGAAGGCGTGTGTCCTCAGTTGTTTTCTCCTGCTTGCGATCCATCTGCCCAGTCAATTCGGCAAGGTCAGACTCAAACTTCAGACGTTCTTTTTCCGCCTTGGCTTTGGCCCCCTCGCGCTCATCTTTTGCGTACAACTCTTCGATTTGCTGAGACTCCAACTCATCGATCATGTCGCGGGTCTGGGTGTCGCGTTCAGCCGTAGGCTCCGCAGCCTTAACGTCTTCTGCCGTAGGAGCACCTGCTACACGGCCACGTCCCGGCACTTCCACAGTGCCATCATCGCGTTCAATACCGGGCAACCCAAGCTGGCCCTTCTCGGGTTCTTGGCCAAATGTCTCGGCGAGCGCCGCTTCTTTACCGCGCCGCGCAAGGTTCTGGTCAAACGACGACAAGCCCGCCAGTGGGTCAGAGGTGCGCAAGTCTTCCTCGCGCTGACGTGCAATACCTTTCTTGGACTTCTGGTACTCGTCGTACTCGGCCTTGGATGTGATGACGGAGCCATCAGGCAACGCCACGGGGGTGAACGGCTCGGCGGTGTAGCCCAGCAGCAGTTGTTCGGGTGTCTTGGTCTCGGCCTCGGGCGCGGGGGCTTCTTTGTCCAGCCCCAATGATGCACGACGAGCCTTACGACCTACTGTCATGTCAACGATCAAGCTGGCCAGCGCACCGACTCCAGCGCCGTACGCGCCTTCTTCTCCAGACCCGACAAGAATCTCTTGGCTTGGATCGTAGACGCCTTTGGCGATCAGGTTCTGCGCGATCTTCTGCGCCGCTTCCGTTGCACCTTCCACACCACCACGCACCAGCGCGGTACCCATAAGGCTCTTGAACGGTTTGATCTCTGGGGCGAGGATGTCCAGCAAACCGGTAGGTGCACCCAGCAAGGTAGCGGTGCGGCGTTCTTCGCTAGTGGCACCTTTGGCTTCAGCGGCTTCTCGCGCCTCACCAGCGCCAGCGGCAACGCCGAGACCGCCAGCGGCAACGCGACCAGCTAAACCGAACGGGCCAGCGAGGAAGAACGGCAGCGTTGAGCCTAAGCCTTCACCCAGCTTACGACCAACCGAATCCTCGTAGCCAGCGCCAGCTTCAAACGGTTTCTTGGCGATACCGGCAAGCTCTTTGATTTTCTCACGTGCGGCCTTCTCGGTGCTGTCGGGCAGCATCGATGCGATACCAGTTACCGCTGTTTCGCCCAAACCAATTGCACCGGGAACCAACCCCTTAAACGTCTCTTTGACGTTGCCACCGATAGTAGGTTTTGGTTTGAGTAACTCTTCACGCTCAGCGCGTAGCTGTTGCAGGCGGGACTCTACATCTGTGTCTTCTTGAGAAGACATGCGCTTTTGAACCGCAGTAATTACCTGCTGACGAGTTGCACCTTCTGGCCCTTCAATCTCATAAAGATTACCATCAGGGCCGGTGATCTGGTACAGCGGCATGCTTACTCCTTATTTTTTAGAATCTACTTTTTTCATTTCGCCGAACCCATCGGATACGCCGCCCATATCGGATACACCAAGTTTCTGGCGTGCAGATTCCAGTACCGGCTCTATTTCTTTGCGAATCTTGGCTTTTTGCTGTTGGAGTTGCAACTTTGCAGTTTCCAATTGATTCTTCTGCGCGGCGTCCATTTTGCCCGACTGTTCTTGCATCAGCAACATGCCGTTCTGCCTTGCAAAGTCTTCGTCTAGACGACGTTCAAGTTCTTGCACTCTGCTGAGCGTGGCCGAATAGACAGTACGGGCCTTGTCGTATGACAAACTCTCACGCGATGCAGCAGTTGCATCCCGCTGCGCGTCAACTTTGAGTCTTTCAATTTCACGGTCAAGTGCCTTGTTGCGGGTGTCCACATCGGTGCTGTACAAACGGGAGCCAGATTCTAAGCCTTGACGTTGCGACAGACTACCCTGCTCGTAGGCTTTCATACCCCCGGCAATACCTTCTTTGACGTTTGCGCGGTCAATGTCGATCAGGCCCGTGCGGGCTTTCTGTACACCTTCAAATTCTTTGAGCTTGGCAGCGCGTTGCTGATCATCGTACGCCATACCTGCTTGAGCAGCGCCAGCAAACTCGCCGTAGCGACGCCCACCCGCACCGATCAAGGCACGCTTGATACCCTCTTGACGTTGGCGTTCAGGGTCGTACTGCTCTTGGTACATCTTCTGAAGACCACCAATACCCTCGTCGTACACCTTGCGTTGTTCAGGTGTAAGTGCCATACGGTCTTCGATGCGCTTCTCTTCCGAAAGTTGCCGGGCAGCAGGGTCGATCTCTGCGTTCTTGAGCGCGGCTTTTTCGAGCTTGTCACCAAAATCGGTGGCTGGTACAGGGCCAGCAGGAGCGGCACCGGGAGCGGCAGGGCCAGCGGTACCGGCACCGGGCAAGCCAGCAATACCGGGGGGCTTCGGCATAACAGGAGGTGCGGGTGGCGTAGGTGGCGTAGGCGGTCTGGCGGCAGGAGATGCGGCAGCTTCTGGGGCGACGGCAGGTGCTTGTGGTTTCGCGGCAGCTTCTGCGCGATCAATCTCATCCATTGCTGGAGTAGCGCTCTCCGTATCGATGACAGACCCTAAATAGGGAATCTCCATGTTAGTGATGGCGCGAGCAGGACGAATAATAGCTGTATCAATTGCACCGGCAAGACCACGGGGGATCACAGTGGCAACGTCGTATCCAGCAGCAGCAAGTTTGCGCAAGACATTCATCAAGGCTTCGCGGTCGCCCTTCATTTGAACACGGGCCAACTCTTGTTTAGCCGCCTCGTCCAATGGCTTTTTGCCCACTACGGAACCTTCAGGGCCAGCGTACCCCACGATACCGCCAGCGGCCATGGCCTTGGGTTGCGCGGCGGCGTTTGCACCGGGAGCCCCGGCGATACCACTCATCATCTTTTGCATCGCGGCTTGCTGGTCATCAGCTTGCTTCTGCGCCGTGTCACCGCGCTGTTGAGCAAGTTCGTTCTTGGTTAGTTGATTAACCTCTTGCTCGCGCTGCTGCGCCACGGTCATGTTGGCTTGGCCACCTTCTGCGCCTTGCTGCGCCATTTGCAACTGCATTTGACGTGCGGCTGCATCCTTTTGGGATTTGATCTTTTGGAGCGCCAACAGATCGAGTAAGTCTTGGCTCATTGCGTAGCGTTGTTCCAACGGCTTGGTGTTGCCCTGATACGCTGCAACGCGGTCGTCCACACTGCCCAGTCCAGCCATGGGGCTGGCTTTACCGGGGGTAGGCATTTGAGGGGCTTGCGGACGCTGTTGCATGAGTCCTGCAAGACCTTGGGGTGTAGCGTTTGGCATTTGCATGTTTATTCCTTAGGGAACGGATGCAGGGGCAGGGGCTGGCGCAGGGGCTGGCGCAGGGGCTGGCGCAGGGGCTGGCGCAGGGGCTGGCGCAGGGGCAGGAGTGGCCCCACCAAAAATACGGTCGTACAAGTCCATGAGGCCGCCGCCCTGACTGAGAATACTTGATAGCGCACTGGGCTGCGAGTACGAGTAAGTCTGTGCGGCGAGGGGGAGACCTTGCAACAGGGACTGCTGATACTGCACCTGCTTGTACGGAAACTCGCGTTGAGTTTCAAACTCTTTCATGTCAGCGGTGATACCTTGCTGCTCGATGTCACGCTGCGCTGCACCAGCTTCGCCTTGCTTCTGGAGCGCGGCCAGACCGTATTGGTTAGCGGCGTCTTGGGCTGTTTGGCCACGCCCCTGTTCGACGTTAAATTGGTTCATCGCCTGCGAGTAAGCGTCTGAGTACCCTTTGCCGGTAATGCCAGCAAGGTTTTGCAACATGTTGCGCTGGTTTTCAGACTCCATCAGGGCACCGCGACCGCCGCCAAACGCGCCAGCTTTAGTCGCTGCGGTGCGGTTTTGCAGGTTTTGAATTTGCGCTTGGCGCTTGGCTTCCTCGATCTGCGGATTGAGTGCCGCAGTCAAGTATGGGTTCATGTAGTTTTGCGCTTGCGTTGCGTCAAACGTCTTAGGTGCAAATGCACCCATCTGATCGGTAGGGATGGTCAGGCCAGCGATGCCTTGAAACGCCGTCTTCTGGAGGTCAGATTCACCTGCGGTCAGTGGGCCACCGTAGGCTTGGTAGTCTTGGTTGGCCAGTGCTTGGCCACGAGCCAACATGTCCGTGACATACGGCCCCGCCCAGTTTGAGAGGGAGGATTCGGTGCCGGTTTGTTGACCGACTCCGGTATCGGCGGCGGAATCCGTGGTTCCTGAAGATGATGCTGTTGGCATGTTCTACCTCGCTTACGCTAAGAATTTGTCGGGGTTGATTTGCTTGCCCTGCTTGGTTGTACCGGTGCGGGCTTTACGAATTTTGTCCATCATGGCGTACAGGCGCTGTGCACCTGCTTCGGAATTTCCGTTGCCGAGGTGCCCAACAACGTCTGCTGGGATAACAAACTCCCCATGGCTCAACCGAGCTTCCTGTTTTCCACCGATTCGTGCTGGAATTTTATCCGCCATACCGTCTGTTGCGCCAGCTAAATACCGACCCCTAGCCATTTCGGCAATACCGCCCGATGCGTATTTCGGCACGGGCAAATCTTTGATGACGGACGATGCAGGTCTGATTTCCGACGGCGCAACTTCTTTTTTCTCTGCACCTGCTTGTAAGACAGTACGCTCTTGGCGTGCGGGGTTGGATTTGTTCAAGGCTTCCAAACCTACGGCTTCTTGCTTGGCGGCGGTACGAGCGGCTTCAGCGTCCTTGGGCGCAACGAACTTGGTGCTGGAGAAGTAGTCTTGGGCAGCGCTCCCCGGACGGCGGTTGGGGTCGTAAGTGTTAGCCACCGTCTCACGCACCGCTTCGTACTTGGGGATGCCACCTTGATATCCAGTTTTCTCGGGCGCTTGTTGACTTTGGTATAACCCATATACGCCACCTGCGGCACCGGCAATTGACCTCCAGTCCACTACACTTTTACCGTTTACAGTTTTAGTAAACGCGTTTTTAAGTGCGTCTAAAGCCCCCTGCCCAAATTTTTTTGCATAGTCACCGATGGTTGATAGTACATCGCTACCCACGTTTGTAGCCTCTGGATAATCTCTATAAAACTCTTCGCTAGTATAGTATGAGGAATCTACGGGTTGCGCCGTAGTTTGGTCTAACAAGTTACCGTCAGCGTCCCAGACACGCCCGTTACTGTTGTCTATGTTGTACCCAGTCTCATTGCCATCTTCATCGACCCCTGTGGATACCCATTCGAGTGCCATAGCTTTACCCCTTCAAGAGCTTTAAAAGTTCATCGTTTACATCTTCAACATTGTCCACCATACCGCCCCGCGCAAACGGAGATGCAAACATCTTTTCCTGTGCTGGGTTAGCAAAAATGCTGTTCCAGTCGTAAATGTACCCAATCTTAGCGGGGTCAGCAGCTTTTACTGTTACTTGCTGACCTCCGGTGTCATCCGCTTGCCCCACCATGTTTATCATGGTATTGAGGTTACCCATGCGCTGGGTCTTGAGTGCAGCCGCAGCTTGGGTTCGGCGCGTAGCCGCTGCTTCGTTTTGCTGGGCTTGGCGCGTAGCCGCTGCTTCATCCTGCACGGCCTTGAACACACCAGTAGGCGCCCACTTGGAACCTGTAGCGGGGTTGTAGACAAACGGGTCGTTAGTATCTGGCTTGTAAGCTAATGCCGTTTCAATCGCAACCTTGTCTTTCTGGTCAATTACTTTGTCGCCGTTGTAGTCGTACTGTGCATCGTACGCACCCTGAGTCTCCAGTAGGTTGATCACGGCGTTCAGATCGGACTGCGTGGCTTGCTGGGTACCGCGACCAACTACATCTTGCAACGCGCCAATTTGGGTCTGCACCTCCCCCTTGGCAGTGGCAATAGCCGTGTTGAGGTCAATACCCTGATTTGTAAGCTGCGTAGCGAGCGCTTTTTGTTCCGCCGTCAGGGTGGCGTACTTGGTTTGCAAGTCCGCCTGTACGCCTGCTATCTCTTTACCAAGGGCCGTCTGCACCCCCGAGAGCTTGGAGGTCAGCGTTGCAGCATCAGTCTTCTGCGTTGCTGCTACCGTATCGATAGCCTTCTGGAGTGCGGCATCACGGGTCATACCCGCCTGCTCGTTCTTCGCTACCTCCGCGAGGATGCTCTTCTCTGTCTGGGCCAGATTAGCTTGCAGCGCCGTGTTTACCTCGTCGATGTGCGCGTAGATGCCTGTGGCAGCGACCTTGTCCGTACCAGCACTGCCTACGATCTTATCGACTGTTGCCTTAACGTCATCTACCGTAAGTCCTGCGTCGCGCAGGTCTTGGATGGCTTTGTCCACAGACGCAAAGTTTTTGTCTGTGGAGGTGCCTAACGCAGTGATCGCTTTCTGTAGATCAGCTTTGGCCGTATCTACCTTCAAGGCAACTTTGGCAACCTCCAGCCCAGTATCGGCCATTGACTTTGTGAGGTCGGTACGCACCAAATCGATTGCGGCTTTGGCTTCCGCGCTGATACCGCCAGCGCTCATTTTATCAAGCTCGGCCATGATAGAGTTGTATCGCGCAGTGGGGAGATAATCAGTGGCTTTGGCAGTCAACCCTGATTCGTCGTATTGGCCCACTAGTTTTTTAACGTCGGCATCCGTGGGCTTACTCAGCCCTAGCGCAACATACGCATCGATTACTTCCTTTGCGTTTACTGTGCGTGGGTCAACGTAAGCCTCGACGGCCTTGACCTGCTCCGTTTCATTAACCTGCCCAACAAATTTCTTTATTTCCGCATCAGTGGGGGTGTAGCCCTGATCGGCCAAATACTTTTTGGCTTCGTCAAACGTCACTTGACGTGGGTTGATGTAATTAGTAATTGCCTGCGCCTGTGCGGCCTCAGTTTTATCGCCAATAAATTGTTTTATTTCATTCTCAGAAGGTGTGTAGCCTTTGGCGGCAAAGAATGATTTGGCTTCGTCGTAGTTAGTTGCCTTGGGGTCAAACTCGGTTTTGGCCGCAATAGTGGCCGTAGCTTCATCTTTCTGACCTACAAATTTAGCGGCTTCTTCATCTGTGATGATGTAGCCTTCAGCAGCAGCAGCGGCTTTGACTTCTGCAAGGTCAAACACTTTAGGGTCAACGTATGCCTCGGCGCGGCTGTCCAACGTCGTGTCGGTGCCTTTACCGGTCAGTGCTTTTACGTCTGCATCGGAGTACGTGTAGTCATTACGCTTGGCCAGCGCTACAGCCGCTTCGTTACTGCTGGTGTAGTTGGTATTGTCAATGGTGTTCATCAAGTTGGACTTGATAGTGTTATCCGTAACACCAAACTTATCCAGTGCCGCAGCAGCAAAAACAACAAGAGGATCACCCTTGTAAGTCTCCAAAATGTTGGCGATCCGTGGGTTGCCTTGACTAGCGTTAGAGATTACATCCCCGGTGCGACTTGCGCCGTAAGCACCCCCGGCAATCGGGCCACCGGCGATGGCTCCAAACGCAACGGCCTGTGTGATTTCTTTGGCAACGTCACGAGTCTTATCGAGCTTATACAGTTGACCTTCAAGTGCAGCTTGCGTAATGCCTTCTTCACCGCCTTCAGACACACTTTCTTTGATGGTAATCTTGGTGCCAGTCTTGGCAAAATCCCCGAGGGCTTGCATTGCGTCGCCTAGCCCCGTACCGGTTCTACCCAGAAGAGCTTTCTCAAGGGCCGCACCACCAATACCCATCGACGCAGCGGTAGTAGCCGCAGCAACAAACGCTTGGCGCTGCGCGATATCCATGGCGATCTTGTCAGCGTCCGCAGGAGTCTTACCCACTTTAATCGCGGTCTTGTACGCTTCGTTGTACGCGCTAGTTGCCGCGCCACCAGCCGATTCGGCGATGTCGGTAGCAATAGATGCTGTCATACCTACGGCGGTGCCCATCTTGGCAGCAACGGCTTGGCCGTACTTTAACGCGAGTGCAGCACCCTTGGCACCCCCAGCGGCTACGCCACCAATGAGAAGTGGGGCAATTTCTTGGATACCTTCAACGCCGACGTACTCTGCAACGAATTGCAACGGGGCAGACTTGAACGCGCCGTAGATTGCTTTGAGCGTACCGCCAACACCTTTGGCATCGCCAATTATGCTGTTCATGTTTTTAACGGCTGCTTGGTACTCCGCAGTATTACTTGCTTTGCCAAGATTGTTTAACGCAGTTGCAAACTTACCCATTGTTGTAGTGCTTGGGGCAACACCTAGCAACACAGACATGCCGTTAATGGATTCAAGGAAACCACCGCCAGCTTTTAGGACGTTGGCGGACGCGTTGATAAGCGTTGAGTTACCCGACTGCTGTGCCCAGCCAACGACCGTCTTGGCTGCATCAATCATGGCTTGACTTATAGACCCGTTGGCAGCACTTGCGTTTCCCATCGAGGCCATAGCAAGAATTTTTTCTTGCCCAGTAGGTTGCTTCTTGTTAGTTGCGGTAGCTTTAGGCAGTTCGTAAGTGCCAGTGGTTGGATTCCACGCTGCCACAGTAGCGCTGGGGTTGTCTTCAACCCAAACAGGATTACCTTTCTTGTCGTAGACCAACGACGCAGCGCCACTATTGAACGCCTCAACTGAAGCCAATTTGGTGCCCGTAGGTGGAGTGAAATCGGCGGGCTTGTTCCACGCACCATACGAACCGCCGCTAACCTCAATTCTAAGCACGCCGTTTTGTTGGTCGCTCACCAGTTTATTGACCAATGTAGCGTTACCGTTGATTACATCTTTAATAGACGCGGACTTGAGTGCTGAGATATTGTTGCCGTAGTTTTTGTCAATGTTGTCCAGAATTTTGGAGATCATGGCTGGGTCAGCCGTAGCCAACGTCACGCCCTTACTCTCCAGTGCCTGAGTAACCAGACGAGTGCGTTCCGCAATAATGGCTGGCTCAGCGGCCTTATTGTTTGTCGGTACACCCTCAAACTGACCCTTGGACAAGAAGTGCTCATACGGGTCAACATCCGCGCCGAGCCCATTCAAGGTGCGGTACTGGTCGGCGTTGAAGTTCTCATCCATCGCTTCAACAAATGCGCGGTTGCTAGCGCGGTAGACCGGGGCAAGCGCATCAGACAGCTTATCTGTCTCGGTGCCAAACGCTTGGATGGCTTTTTCGTAGTCCCCGCTTTTTATCGCATATTCTTGTTTTAACCTGTCAAGTGTATCAGCGTATTTAGCAAGTTCTGGTTTGTACGTTTGTTCGTAGTCTTTATTTAGTTGCGTTACATATGCGTTGTACCTTTGAATAGTCTCGTTTGCAGCCCTGCCATTTCCTTCTGTGGGGTTTTCATTGAATGTTTTGACTGCGGCGGTATACGCATTCCTGAGTTTATTTTGTTCCGCTATTCGCTTTTCAATTGCCGTAGCAATCTTGTTGTAGTTTGCCGCAGTAGCTTCTTGTTGATTTTGGTTCGCAGTTAATTTAGCCGCAGAAATCTCTGCGGTGTTGAACGCATTTTTGACTGCTGCGGCTGCCGACTTAAATGCGCCTGAGGCCATATCGCCCAGAGCTTTTGTGCCAGCTTTTGTCATGGCAGCTTGGATGACATTAGATGCGTTACCGCCCGTCAGCGCAGCAGTAGCCGTACCCATGAGCACATCCGTCACGATGGTGCGCTGGGTGTCGTCGAGCTTTTTGCCATCTGGGTCAAACGACGTGATTGCATCAGTCACGATGTTCGAGGCTTTGATGACGCTACCTATAACGGCAGGCCCAACAGGGCTACCCGTGATTTTTGCAGTGATGGCCGCTTGAATGCCCGCTTGCACAGTCGGCGGCAACTTTGAGAAGTTACCCCCAGTTGCCTCAGTAACTTTGCCCAGCACCGCGCCGGTTGCTGCGGCCACACCACCGTTGACCAACGCTTTAAGGGGGTCTTGCCCCGTCACAACTGCAACAGATGCAGCGGATGCGGCCCTACCAATAATTTTACCTGCGAGGGCGCTGTCAGTGGCTTTGGCAGCAGCACCGGTGGCTGTCTTGCCAACGTAGTCGCCAACTTCTTGGGCAACATACGCTTTAGCCGTAGCAGTTAATACATCAGTTATACTACCACCAGCTATAGCGACGTCCGCGCCTTCAATAAGAGGAAGCGCCCATGCGTTGCCTGTAGCGACGGCAGTAACTTGCGCGATGGTTTTTAATGGGTCGTTAATTGCAGATTGAATAACAGTGCCAACTGTTTTAACCACAGGCTCAATGATCTTGTCAACGACAAAATCACTTAATTTAAGGGCGGCTTTACCGACCGATGATATAGCGTTGCCAACTGCATGAACTACGCCTTTAACAGCCTTTTTAATGGAGCTAAATATACCCATTACGCGCCCTTCAATACAACGTACGCACGCATATCACCAGTGTTTAAATTGTACACTTGCATACCACATTCTTGAAATTCGGGACGGCGGAAAATTGCGTTAAACAATTGCAAAATTTTCTTGTCTGAGAAATCGCTGGTCATGCGCTCAACTCCCTGCCCCAGCAACGCTTTGACGTACTTGATAAAGTTTTCCAAATAGTTTCGCGCAATATCCGCGTTAAACATATGCATAGCGACTTCTTTACCGTCTTCACTGTAATGCGACATAAACACCGTGTTGCCAATCTGCTCGACCTTGGTGTTGGGCATGGAGCCCTCGGCGACAACTGACAAGATGGCCGCTTGCAAGGTTACGTCCTCAGACAGTTGACCAGCTTCTTTGGTTTC